AAACTGGAATTATTTCAGCAAACGGACAACGAGGTCTTGAAGCATATGATCCAGGAAACGGAGATGCCGGAAATGGAGGAGGTGGAGCAGGAGGCTCTATTTTATTCACAGGAAATATCGACAACGAAGGAACAATTCAAACCACACGTGGTGATCGTAGAGTTGCAGATGGCTCTGGACAAAGTGGTGGATATGGATTTACATCTGGATACGGTGGCCACGGAGTTATTGCATGGTTTGGATACAATGTTGGTAATAGCCAAGTTGATTGTCTTGCTCATTCTCCTTGGAAAAATACTTCTTATATTTTAGATACTCATTCAACCGCAACCACTGATTTTGGTGGAAATAAATTAGGATTGATAGCAATTCCATCTAAGCAATCCGGAAAATACGATGTTTTATACGGAAATTTTGGTAACAAACTAATTCGCAGCAAATTAAACTTAACATACAATGAATGGAATCATATAGCAGTTGTTCGTAAAAACAACATTGAAACATTTTATATCAATGGTTTTCCTGGAAGAACACGAACAAATTCTTTGGATTATCCAAATGAAATCATTGCTCTCGGCTCCCAGTCATTTAATAATTTTGAGCATCCACTTGAATTAAACGGATATTTACAAGATGTCAGAATATCAACAAAAGCAGTTTACACCGATTGTTTTGCGGTTCCATCTCAACTTCATTCTGCACCAACCGTAGAGCCTGATCATCCAACTTGCGATGAGGTTGTATTAAGTATTCAGAGTGACACCAATAATGAATCAGATCAAATTCAAGACGTTTCACTCAAAAATCACCCTATCACAGTGCGGGGAGACACAACCCATTCTTCTGCCGAATCAATTTTAGGAAACAGCAGCTTGTATTTTGACGGATATGTCGGAGGTGATGGATATGGAGATTATCTAAGCATTCCAAACTCTTCTGACTGGAACATAGCAGCTGGAGACTTTACAATTGAGTTTTGGGTAAACTTCTTAAATTATACTGGATCATCAAGCGGACATGGTCATGGCGCAAGTATTATCGGAAACGCTACAAACCAAGGTTCTGCGGGACAGGTAGGTTGGAATATTGGAATGACAGCTACCCTTGTTACTTTTAACTACGAAGACGGAAATGCAGCAACGAATTGGAACTACAACCCAATACTTACAAATTATGATACAAACAGGTGGTATCATATAGCCGTATCTCGAGACTCTAATGTAGTAAGAACATTTGTGAACGGACTACCAGTTTCTGAAAAAGCGTTCACAGGCTATGCTGTTTCCAGCCGTAATCTTGAAATCGGAAGAAGAACAAAATCAACAATTACTGGAATTCAAGATCATTTTCGCGGATACCTACAAGATATTCGCATAAGCAAAAAAGCGGTCTACAAATCATGCTTTACGCCTCCATCTCAGCTTCACAACGTTTTTACATCAATAGAATATTTTCCTGGAGCCTTAGAAGTAGAAGGTTATTATCCTCTATTCACAAGCGAGCAGGCATCCAATGCCGCAGGAAACGGAAGCAGTCACACGCACGAACTATCCGGAACAATATACTATATGCCCAACGGTCTAACTATGGGCACAAATCAATTTCACGGAAACTTTCCCGCAAATTATTGTTTTGAAAACGCAACCTGTGACACACCAAATCCAAGTGTGCAAGTTACAGCAACCTATAATATAATAATTCCAGGCAACGCTTCTCACAACCAGCAATATTCGAAAATACTAGAAGTTCCAATTCAAGCAAACCCAGGCAAAAGCATAACCTATAGCCACTCAGCGATGGCCTCGGCTCAAACAAATTACAGCCAATGGGGAGTTTCAAATCTTCAACTAACCTCTCCAAATGGATCAACATTTACTCCCACAATCGTAAACGAAGTAGGATTCGCAGATATAATAGCCAGCAACGGCACGCCAATGAAATCTTACATTATCTCATACAGCGTTCCGCCTGTAGATTTTTCAGGAAATTGGCTAGCAGCCAATGAACTTCCTGCTCTACAAAACGACAATAGTGTTCTATTCGATGGAACTCAAAGCGTTAATGCGCTAACAAACTATACGCCTTCTGAATCAGAAGGATTTTCTGTAAGCATGTGGATAAAAACCACAGACCAAGGCGATTTTACATTTGTATCGAATCACCAGCTCCCCAATACAACCACTGATCCTGGCTGGCAAAATTATTACGGAAGTTTTGTATTTCTAACTGTGGGTTCTACTCATCCCAGTGCCCCGCACGCATTTTATCTTCTTTACGCAAACAAAAACAGAACCGCAAGAACAAATAAAGTTTTTGGAGACACAACTTCACTGCGAGACGGAAAATGGCACCATGTTGTCGCAACAATCAAAGGTACATGCGCAAAAATATATATAGACGGAGGAAGAGGTGTTGGCAATAACTTCCAACAAAGCTCGTGGGGTTCACTTGGTCAACCCGACTATACTCAAGAAATGGATATTCCGTACGAAGGAGGATCAAATTTTGCATACAATTTAGGTAACAATGGCGATAACCTTGCCAGCGCTCACCACAACTACCTATACGATTTCAAAGGAAATAAAAATCAGGTAGCCTTTTTTGAAAGAGAGCTCTCTGGAGCAGAAGTCGCCGCAATATACAACGGCGGAATACCAAATGACATTTCTTCACTAAATCCAACCAGGTTATTCAGCTTGTCCGAGATATCTTCTGATCCAGATGTTACATACGGAGGCGCAACACTAAGCTCTGATGTACCCGATGACCCATTTGAATATTGGTCATAATATTTTTTTAAAATGATATTTGCAATAACAACACTTGTATCCGCGCTAAGTATTTCCTGTATAGCAGCATATTTTAGTATCATAGGTTTGGCAACAATATTTCCGGGATCAATAACCGCAGTAATAGTTATGGGGTCTGTTTTAGAAATAGGCAAGATAATCGCTGCATTATGGCTTCACAAGAATTGGTCTATAGCACCCAAAGCAATCAAAGGATATTTACTTTTCTCAATATTTGTATTAATGGGAATCACTAGCATGGGAATCTTCGGCTTTCTTTCTAAATCTCACATCGAGCACGAACAGCAAGCTTTAAAGGCTCAAGCGCAAATCGAACAAATAGAATCAAAAATAAAAAGAGAAAACGACTTTATAGAAAGACAGAAAGACCTTATTTCTCAAGCAGAGCAATCAAAAGAAAAAGAAGGTTCCAACAGCTTGCAAAATATAGATATAGAAAAAGATAAAATCAATCAAATAAATAACGATTTAAAATCAAATATAGAAATTGATAGCAAGATAATATCTGGACTAGACAAAAGGATGTCTGAGCTTAACCTAGAAATGCAAAAACTAAAAGACGGCTCAGGAGGATTATTCAGCAACAAGACCAAGAAAATAAAAGAGTTAGAAGATCTTCAGGGCACAGAAAGAGATTCAATAAAATTGAAAAAAGATGCCGCCGAAAAAAGAATTCAAGAATTAAGAAGTAAAGCTCAACTATCCATAGATAAAATTATGGAAAAAATTGCAGAGTTTCAAAAAGGCACTCAGGGAGACGCAAGCAACAAACAAGAAATTGAATCTTTAAACAAAAAAATATCAGAATCCCTAGACAGAATAGAGACGCTAGAACTAGAGAAGTTTAATCATAGCGACGGAACAATGCAGCTTGAAGCAGAAATTGGCCCAGTAAAATATGTCGCAGAATTAATATCAGATATTTTTAGAATTGAATTTGATTTAAGTCAAGCAGTTAGAATAGTAATAATTATTTTAATTTTTGTTTTTGATCCACTAGCTATATTACTTGTTATTGCCGCACATATGAGCTTATTGAAATACTTTCCTTCAATGAAGATAGAAGAGTCTAATATAATTGAAAAAGAAAATGAGCTTAATTTAATGATGAAAGATCTTGACCAAAAAGAAAACGACTTAAACGAAAGAAAAAAAGACTTAGATCAAGAATCAGAAATAGTTTCACTAAGAGAAGGTCAAATATCAAAATACAACGAACAAATATCAAAAAGCAAAGAGGAAATCAGAAAGCTTAAAATCGAATCCGAAAAAATGAAACTAGCCCAAGAAAGTGAAGATTTTTCAAATCACGAGATCGAAGAGATGCAAAAAGAAAAAGAAGCTCTTCGCAAAGAAATACAAAAAATGAAAAGCGAAGAATCGCAAATAGTATCGTCAGAAATACAATCACTGAAAACCGAAATTTCCAGAATGGAAAACGAAGTTAAGCAAAAACTCTCAGAAATATCAGAGCTAAAAGAGCTTAATAAAAAAATCACAGAATCCGCCTCAAGAAGCTTTGTAATCAAAGAAAAACTTTCTGATAATAAATACAGGGTTTCAGTTAAATCTAAACTAGGCGGAACCCACCAATTCTCAAAAGCCCAAGACTTCTCTGAATATGAAATACTAAACTGTCAGGCAATTTCTTGTGAGATAGACGAGATCTGCCCCCAAAGAAAAGGCCCACTGCTATTAAAAGTATTTGAAACGAATATTAAAAAATACTTAGAAGACAGACTAGACAACAGAGAGTATAAGAAAACAAAGCCAATATATAATTTTAAATCTTGACTTATCTCTAGATTTTTGGTATTATATTGCTGTTGAAAAAACTAAACAAAAGAGAATTAATAAAAAAACTAGTAGTTGAACCTAAGACTCAAAAGAGACCCTTTTGGGCTAGAGAAATGAAACTACTAAATGACCTTTTAGAAATTTTTCCAGACACCAATTTCTGGCTAAAAATGAAACCGCAGAAATATCCATCCCTGGCAGTTATTAGGTCAGACCAAGGGATTAAATCTCTAAGAAAAAAATTTAGAGAGTTTAAATATAAAATTCCCCAAAAAAAAGAAATTATACTTGGAGAAAAGTCTGGAGAAGATAGAATATATAACAAAACACCAAAAACAATCAGAGACTTTATAGATGGCTAAAACGAAAAATAAAGAAATAGAGACCACAGATCAAATCGCAAATTTTTTATCGGATAAAGATAACCAAAAATATCACTACAATTTCGTAGAAAGCGATGACTACAAAATATCGAGCGGAAGCCTGAACTTAGACATGGCACTAGGAGGAGGCTTACCTGCGGGAGCCCATAGATTTACAGGAGTAAACGAAGGGGGAAAAACAAGCTGCTCTTTAGCTTTCGCGAAAAATTTCCAAGAGCACTTCAAGGAAAAAGGAATGATTATTTATATTAAAAGCGAAGGCAGGCTTAGTCCTGAAATGCTAAATAGGTCAGGCATAGATTTGTCCCCAGAAAGATTTTTTATTTTTGACTGCAATATTTTTGAAAAAGTTTTTGAGCTGGTGAGAGAGCTTGTTTTTAATAATGAAGAAGAGAAAAAATATATGTTCATCATAGATAGTGTTGACGCATTGTGTAGAATAGGTGACATAGACAAACCCTTTGCCGAATCAGAGCAAGTTGCAGGAGGGGCATTAGTAACCTCTGTGTTTTTGAAGAAAATGGTTCTACCTATAACAAAAATGGGACATACAATGATACTAACCTCACAGGTTAGAGTTGAAGTCGCAACTAACCCATATGCAGCGAGAGGAGGGCCTAAAACAAAGCAGGCGGGAGGCAACGCAATCAAGCACTACGCAAATTACATCATGGAATTCGAAGAAAGATATACTTCGGACATAATATTTAAAAACCCCACAGCATCAAGAATCGAAGACAAAGGCGACCCATTAGGTCACTATTGTAAAATTAGATTCAGGAAAAGCATAAATGAAAAAACTGGCTCCCAAGTAAGATATCCAATTAAGTATGGACAAAAACAGGGTAACTCAGTTTGGACAGCGAGAGAGATACTAGACATGCTATATTTATTCAAGCTGATAGAAAAAAAGGGCGCATGGATATCTGTTTCTGAAGACCTCGTGTCCGAACTAGCAAATAAAAATCTAGATATGCCTGAAAAATTTCAAGGAGAACTTAGGTTAATAAACTTCCTAGAGGAAGAAGAAAAGATATGTAATTTTTTATACAAAGACTTCAAAGATCTATCAAATGCAATTTAAAACATTAACTGGTAGAACAAGAAGGATAACTAAAGCAAAAAAATATTTAATTGACTGGTCAGGCCCTAGCAGAAGTAAACTTCAGTACGGAGTAAAGCAAAAACTTAAGCAATACTGGGGCACACATATAGTCTTTGAAGAATTTCCCGTAGCAGGAACAAAGTTATCGCTAGACTTCTATAACGCAAATAAAAAAGTTGCGATAGAAGTTCAGGGAGATCAACATACAAAATATGTACCCTATTTTCACGGAAAGAATAAGATAAATTATATAAATCAACTGCAAAGAGATCATGAGAAATTAAAGTTTTGCGAGATTAATGGAATCGAGTTGATAGAAATTTACTCGAAAGATAAACTCGATGAATCTTTTTTTAAAAGAATAGGGCTAAAGGTTTAGTGTAATAAATTATATTATGAACGAAATTGATCCAGAAAACCTAGAAAGATTTAATCTTCCAGAAAAAATGCTAAGTCAAATCTTCGAATGCACAGGCCAAACAGACGGAGATAGTGGCTTTATACTTGCCTACGTAAACCAGCAAGGCACACCTTCTATAGTAACAAAAACTCACTCTCCGATAGTAGAGATGGGGCTAAGAAAAGCTTTAGAAGAATACTTGGAACAAATGTCTGCACAAGATATAGGCTTAAATTTCCCAACAGACCTTGGGGACGAAGAAAGTTCTTGACTTTTTCATTAAGTTATGATACCATGCTAACATGGTATATTCATATGAACTCGAGCAGCACCTACTAGCGGGGCTAATAAAACATCCAGAATCGTATCCATTGATCGCTGCGTTTATTTCCGACAAAGACTTTTTCGATAAAAATACGATAGTAAATAAAACGATCTTCTGCGTACTAAGACAAGCTTTAGAAAATGGAGAAACTCTAGACGAAATAATTTTGAGCCAAAGAGTCGACTCTTTAGGTATTTCATTCGAAGACAATATTAATATCTGCGACTACATTAAGGCCTTGAGCATGAGGCAAATTTCTGGAGACGGAGTAATAAAAGCTGCGAGAGAATTAAAAAAAATAACAGCGAGAAGAGATATTCACGACTCCTCTCTTGAGGTCGCAAAAGCAATGAAGTCAATGAATAATACTGCCTCATTTGAAGAAATAGTTTCAAGTGCAGATAAAATCCACAATGATAAAGTAAACCTTTATGAAATGGGTGCTGAAAAGCCAGAGAATTTATTCGAAGAAATGGAAGAATTCATTGAAGAGAGAGGCAATAACCCAATTGACAAGTTTGGACTTTTTGGTCCGCACGAAAGAGTTAATCAGCTCTACGGATCTTTATTGCGACCAGGAAATATAACTGTTGTTGTTGCGAGAGCGGGTGTTGGAAAAACACAATTCTGCATGGATTTCTGCACAAAAGTTTCCGCAATGAATAGTAACGTCCCGGTCCTTCATTTCGATAATGGTGAGATGAGTAAAGAAGAATTAATCATAAGACAATGTTCCGCTCTTTCTGGAGTCCCCATGCATCTTTTAGAGACAGGAAGGTGGAGACAGGCTGGAGAAGAGGTTGTAAATAAAGTTAGAGAAACCTGGAAAAAAATCAAAGAATTTAAGTTCTATTATTACAACGTTGCAGGTCAATCTATTGACAGTATAGTCAACACAATCAGAAGGTTTTATTTTTCGGAAGTAGGAAGAGGTAACCAAATGATTTTTAGCTTTGACTACATAAAGACAACCTACGAAAGACAGGGCGGCACAAGCTCTTGGGAAGCTGTAGGAAGAATGGTGGATAAATTTAAACAACTAATACAAAAGGAGCTCTGCTTTGCAGACGGACCCTGCGTATCCATGCTAACCAGCGTTCAAAGTAATAGATTGGGAATCACAAACAACAGAAGCGCAAATAATGTTGTTGACGACGAGAGCATTGTTTCTCTTTCTGACCAGATTACCCAATTTTGTTCCCACTTATTTTTGCTAAGACAAAAGACGATGGACGAAATACAGTCTGAGCCAGATGGATTCGGAACACATAAATTAATCTGCTTAAAGTACAGGTGGCTTGGAGAAAACGTGCATAGAGCAGTTCAACCAATTGAAATGCCCGACGGAACAAAAAGAAAAAATTACATCAATCTTCATATGGAAAATTTTAACATAGAAGAAAAAGGAGATCTTCAAGATCTTGTGGAACATTTAGACTCAGAAGGAGTTGAAGCAGCAACAAACTTTATGGACGAAATCCCATCGCTGTAATGAGTCAAGACCGAATAAAAGAATGCTTAGAAAGACTAGGATATAAATTATCCGATAGAGGCCAATATTGGCAAACAAATGCAATATTCAGAAACGGAGATAATAAAACCGCAATCCAGATCTATAAAAACACAGGAGTATGGAAAGATCATGTGGAGGGTACATCTTTCTCCCCGCTTAAAAGATTAGTAGAGATAACTATCGGAACTAATGATTCGAATGAAATCAAAAAATACATGGATGAAGATGAGTCTACTATCGGAATCATGTATTCAAACAATGTAAACAAGGAAAAAATACAAATGGAAGAAATTTACCCAGAGTCATGTTTATCAAAACTTTTACCTCACTACAAGTTTTACAACGACAAAGGCATATCTAGCGAAGTCTTAAAAAATTTAAAAGGTGGATTCGCAACTAGCGGAAAACTAAACAAAAGATTTGTATTCCCTATACATAATGAGCTAGGACAGATACATGGCTTTTCCGGCAGAGATATGTCGAATTACGAAGGAAGACCTAAGTGGAAACATATAGGCAAAAAAAAATCTTGGATTTACCCCCTTTATTCAAACGAAGAAGTTAACAAGTCAATACAAAAATCGGGAGAGGTCATTCTAGTAGAGAGCATAGGAGACCTTTTATCTCTAAATCAAAACGGATACAAAAATGTTTTAGTAACATTCGGACTAGATGTATCCAATAAGCTTTCATGCATACTTATGTCTTTAAATTTAAACAAAGTAATCATATCTTTAAACAATGACAAAGATTCGGCAGAAAACAGGGGCCTGGAGGCAAGCGTTGTAAACTATCTAAGGCTTTTAAATTTCTTCGAAAAAGAAAAACTAAGCATATGCTTACCAGTGAAAAACGATTTTGGGGACATGACCAAAGAGGACTTTAAAATATGGGAAGAAAAACTATTATCACTAAACGATAAAGGTCAAATAAAAAACATTATATCCATAACCAAAAACATGTCAAAACCGATACCCAAATCTTTGTACAAGAATATATCTATACTTAAAGATGAATAAACTCACAAAACTTTCTGCGAGCAGAATAAAAACCGCCCAGAATTGCTCTTGGAGTTATTGGTGCAACTATAAACTAAAACTCCCAGATTCAGGGAATGACGGAGCAAGTCGAGGAACAATATGTCATAATGTCTTCGAGCTGCTGGGAGACAAACATAAATCTGAGTTTAATAAAATTATCAAAGAAGGAACAATATGGAATACCTCTGTTGTTGCGAGCCAAGTCAAAAAAGAAGCAAACGAGCTTTGCGTGGACGACGAAGAAAATCTAGAACTGATTGATCAAATGATTGTTGCGGGACTTAGGTTTGATTTCTTTGGAGACGAAAATGAAAAACCAATAGACTCAGAATCGGAGAGGTTTTTTGATTTAGAAATAGACAAGCCTGAAAAAGGAATAAGATATGCAATAAGGGGATATATAGATAAAATTTTTACATACAAAGACAACTCAGTAGTAATTCGAGATTTTAAAAGCAGCAAATCAGTATTTAAAGGAAAAGAATTGACAGACAATCTCCAAAACTTAATTTACTGTTTGGCAACCAAATTAGTTTCTCCAGAATTATTTCCAAGAAGCGAATTTCTGTTTTTGAGATTTGATTTAGAAAAAGACATATTTGGTGAGGCTGGAAAAGGTTACGTAAAAATGGATGAAATCTCTGAAGAAGAATTAGAAGGATTTGAATACCAATTAACGGAATTCCAGAGATACTTAGACAACTTTGACGAAGAAACTGCAAAATCAAATTTTGCAGCAAACCAAGACTATCCCAAGGATGGGACATTTGGAGGACCTCTCGCTTGCGGAAAAGATGGCTACAAAATGTCTAGAGGAGAGCCTGTTTTAGATAAAAATGGAGAACCTATACTTGCTTATATATGCCCATATAGAAAACCTACAGAATATTATGCGCTCAAAGACAAAGATGGAAATCTTAAGAAAACATCATTTATCGATGAAAAAGATTCCCTTGAAGCAGGAGAGGGGGAAGAGATAGTAAAAATGCAGTACGATGGTTGCCCCCATTGGGAAAATAAATCCAAGCTATCTACATTCCTGGATGAGTAAAAAATTTAATGCGGCAGGACTTTTAGTAAAGTTCGGGGAATCTGTTTTGCTCGGCAGAAGATCTTCTGCTTGCGCAAACTTAAGCGGGCACTGGTCTATGCCATGTGGAGCAATGGACAATGGAGAGGAACCAATAGATACAGCAAGGAGAGAATTTTTCGAAGAGACGGGAAACGTAATCAATGAAGAGATTAGGTTCCTGACATCATTCAAGATGAAGAATGATGGAGAATTTAGCGTTTTTTATGCAGAATCTCCCCAGTTAATTTTTCCTTCAGAGCGAGCGCTAGACGCAATAGAACATGAAGAGTGGGGCTACTTCAGGATATCAAAAGAATCCTTACCGACCCCAATGACAAAAGAAACAAAAAAATCAATATTAATGTTAGAATGAAAAAAGTATTAATTACAGGAGTAACAGGTCAAGACGGAAGCCTTATGGCAGATTATTTACTAAAAAACACACAGAATACTATTATCGGAGGAATCAGAAGGCTTAGCGTCAAGAATCATAGAAATGTAGAGCGCTTAGAAAATAACCACAGATTTAAGCTAATAGATCTAGATGTAACAGATCACCAAAATACAAACGAAGTTATACTTCGAGAAAAGCCAGACTACTTTATAAACTTTGCGGCAAACTCATTTGTTGGGAACAGCTGGTCAATGCCAGTTAATCACATGGAGACAAATGCTATGGCAGTATTGTACCAGTTGAGCGCTATATCGAAATTTTGCCCAGAATGCAGGTATTATAACGCAGGAAGCAGCGAAGAGTTTGGAGATGTGGTTAACTGCCCGCAAGACGAAAACCACCCACTAAGGCCGAGAAGCCCATATGGAGCATCAAAAGCTTCAGCCAGACACTTGGTAAAAGTATACAGAGATTCCTATAACTTATATGCAGTGCAAGGATGGCTATTTAATCACGAGGGAACAAGAAGAGGGGAAGAGTTTGTTACAAGAAAAATATCTAAAGCAGTAGCGACGATTGTAAGGCAGATAGAAAAGCAAGAAAAGATTACCCCGCTTTCCCTTGGGAATTTAGACTCAAGAAGAGATTGGTCTGACGCAGAGGACTTTGTAGAAGGAGTTTGGCTAATGCTCAACAATAAACTTGGACCTAAAGACTATATCTTGAGCTCAGGAGAAACATACTCAATACGGCAGTTCGTAGAAACCTGTTTTTCTCTAGCAGAAATAGAGTGCTTTTGGGTAGGTTCTGGATTATCTGAAAAACTTATTTCTACAATAAAAGGGTCTACTCTAGTCAATATTAATAAAGAATTCTATAGGCCTGCAGAGGTAGAAGTCTTGCTAGGAGACCCATCTCTCGCAGAAAAAGAGTTAAACTGGAAAAGAAAAACAGATTTTGAGGGACTTGTAAAAAAAATGTATAAAAACGATTACGAACTACTAGGGTAATCGTGAGGAATATTTCTGAGCGCAGGGATCGCGTAGTATTAATACTGTCTCATTTCTGGACTCCGATTAATATAACTACCGCAAAAGAAGGTATAAGAAAGCTGATTTCCTGCGGCTCAAACTCGTCAGAGACAAGATCTGTTTTTGCCTTATCCTATGGAGGAGAACCTCTCCTTTGGGAAGACTGGATTAATCCAGAGAGATCAAGCTATTACCCAGATCAGCCATATATACATTCCTGTAATGCAAGCTACCCAGTCCCCACTATACTTCTAACAACCTGCAAGTGGATTTATCAGACCAAAGCTAAACCAAATATAAGATATTTATACAAAAGATATAAGGGTCAGTGTCAAATATGTGGAGATAAATTTGATATTAAAAAAATGACCATCGAGCATATATACCCTAAAAGCAAAGGTGGCTCAAATGAGAGTCATAATGTCACACTTACGTGTCAACCGTGCAACTCAAAAAAAGCGGCGATATATCCCTACAAAGATCACAAGGGGAACGACTTATGCCCCTCAAACCCCTATCCTTTCTTTGATCCCATGCAAAAACATAGGCCCGAGTGGGCTCCATTTTTATTTAGAAAATAATTGGCACGAAGGCTGCAATTATGCTTCCATGACATACTTCTTAAAAAATACATTAGACGAGCTCCTTAGGGACCCATTTCAGATTAATTCTAAATATTGGGACACATCAAAGGAGATTATTAACGCAGAACAAGAAACCTCCATAAAGATAGATGCTCCTGGATTTGAAAAAGAAAATCTAAAATTAGATATAAAAGATTCGATACTAAGGCTTCATGGAAAACAGGAAGAGGATTCGTTTTGCAGAGAAATAGACAAGTCTTATTCGATAGGAAAATCAATGGACCAAAAGTCGATAAAGGCTAGCTATAAAAACGGAGTGGTAGAAATATTCATTGCAAGAAAAAAAGAGCAAAACAAAACAAAGGAAATAAAAATTACTTGACTTTATATTGAAGATGTGTTATAATAGTGTTCTTTATTATGAAGACAATAAAATTAATTACTACTGCCCTTTTGGGCTTTATTATTAACGCAGCCTACGCAGGGGATTACTCCCTAGGCACATCCTATGTTTCAGATTATTTTGAAGAAGGATTGAGGAAAGCAGGTGAGTCCGTACAGGTCTCTCTTGGAGCAGAAGGAACCCTCGCAGGTTTAAACTATTCAGCCGGAGCTTTCACCAATCAGTCAATTGATTCTGGCTCGGATACATATATTCTAAGCGGAGGCCTCTCCAAGAGTTTCGCAGACGAACTTATTTCTGCTTATGTAGGTCTTGAGCATACAGAAGACGTAGCAGGAGAAGCTGTGCAGGAAGTAGGCCTAACCTTAAGCTTTAGCACTTTGCTATCGCCTACAGTATCTCTCTCGAGAAACCTCGAAGAAAGCCTTTTTAACTATGAGCTTTCCTTGTCTCACTCGCTAGATGTAAAGTTGGCATCTTTGGATCTTATGGGCGCATTGGGTAATGTAGAATCGACTCAAAGCGTAGATACAGATTATTATATTATTGGCGCAGCGCTTTCCAAAAGCGTTTCTGACAATTCTTCTATTTCCGTAGGTCTAGTAAGAGTAGACTCGGAGTCCACAGAAGAAGAGTATGTATCTAGCGTAGGAATTTCAACCAAATTCTAATTTTATGAAAAATACAATCGATACGATTAAAACGTACGCAGGAGGAGTCACCAGTGTTCTCCTTTCTGTTATCGGCCTTCTGGTCGTCACTCAGGTCGTCTTCGGCGACGGAGCACCTATTAACGTAATTGGCAATCTGCAGAGCGTTGTCCAAGGCTTTGTCGGAGCAGAAGCGAGTCTTGCAGGGATTATTACCCTACTTCTCCTAATCGCACTACTCAAGCCTCTTTCTTCGGAAAAAAGCTAGTTTAAAAGCGAAGACAATCAATTAAGCCGCCTTCGGGCGGCTTTTTTGTGTATTTATCTTGACAATAGAACAATAATCATGTATTATTAATATGAAAAAAACTTTCGCAATAGAGCTTCTAATAATCCTAGTGATTACTTTATTGCTATTCAGTGCATTATGAAAAAATTATTTAAAATCATATTTTTTATTTTACCTCTTTATTGCTTTGGAGGAAAGCTTTCTTTTAATAACGGAAAAATAATTGAAGCAGAAATACTAGAGGCCAACGAAACTCATATTGTAATCGCACGAGCCAGCGATCTCCAACAATTTAGGTTTAAAATTTCCATGCTGACAAAAGATTCGCAAAAGCAAGTTGAACTTTATCATTCAAAGGGAAGATACAGCAGGATACCACCAGCAAAAATACCCCTAGAACAAAGAGCTTTAGACCAACACGTTAAATACATTGACTCTCTAATAGATGAAAACCTTAGAAGCAAAAGGCTGCCAAAAACAAGGGAGTTAGACGACTATGCATACGCAAGAAGAATATATCTTACGACAATAGGTAGAATTCCAACAGAAAAAGAACTTCTAGAATTTACAAAAGATAGATCCTCTAACAAAAAAGATAAAATTATACAAAAGCTTTTAAATTCAAATGGATATGTAAATCATCAACTTAATTGGTGGAGCGACATGCTTAGAATAAAAGATAGAATTAACGGAACAAATATTAATGTAGGATCTGTATATAGATCTTGGCTGAGAAATGCAATAGCCGAAAATAAACCTTATGATCAAATTGTAAGAGAATTATTATCCAGTAACGGTAAGCTTCTAGAAGGAGGAGAAGCGATAAGCTATTATCTCAGAGATAGAGGAATGCAAGAAGACAATCTTTCTCACACTATCAGAATATTTTTAGGAACTCAACTTGAGTGTGCCATGTGCCATGATCACCCATTCGACAGATGGACACAAAAAGAATTTTATGAAATGACTGCATTTACATCTGGCATAGGAAATGTTCGACTTAGAGAAGGAGGAAAAGCTATAGGCGAATTAAGTAGAGCCATAAATGCAGACGGAGACCCAAAGGCTGGACTATTTAATAATTGGAGAAATATAGTAAGAGATTCTATTCAGTTTGGAATAGAAAACAACGGAACAGGAGAAATAAAACTTCCTAGAGATTTCGCAGAAGATAATGGCAACCCAGGAGACACGGTTTACGCAAAAGCAATTTTTACCCCAGAGCCCACCAAAGAAACCCGAGGTGAAAGCAGAAAAGTTTTTGCAGATTGGCTAACAAGCAAAGATAACCCAAGATTTACTACCATGATCGCTAATAGAATATGGAAACAAATTTTTGGCGCAGGACTTATAGAACCAATTGACTCAATGATGGACGACACACTTGCAAGCAACGAAAAACTTATGAAATATTTAGAACGATTAATTGTTAGCGTGAATTACGACTTAAGAGAATACCAGAGGGTCTTACTAAACACAAAACTATTTCAAAGAGAAAGCAAAAAAGAAGACTACAAAAGCCTTGAAGAATATAACTTTGAAGGCCCTATTTTAAGAAGAATGACCGGAGAGCAATTATGGGACTCTTTAGTTACCTTGGTATATAATAATATCGACTCAAAAGACAGAGTTTATTTGCATAACCAACAGGACTACAGGCCTATATATAATCGATACAAGGATATGACGGGGCAAGAAATTTACTCAGATTTTAAACAGCTCGCCTCTGAAAATGACGGCAATAGAAATCTTCTTGGGATTATCTATTCTGGCTCTGAGAGTGAAAAACAAAAGCCAATCAAAGATAGAAATCTAGTCAGAAGTAGCTACCTTCAATATCCAGCGCCTGGAGGCCATTTAATTAGGCAATTTGGCGGCAGTGACAAAGAGCAGATAGACAACAGCAATTCAGAACCAAACACAACTCAAGTATTAAACCTGCTTAACGGATTTGTAGAATCAAATATTTTAAACAAAAAAGACGCAGATTTCATTGAAAGTATGCAATCAGAAGGTATTATCAATAACCAAATAGAAAGCGCATTCATGTCAATACTATCAAGAAAACCAACATCTAAAGAATTGTCTGTTCTTAAAGGCTTTATTAAAGAAAAAGATGGATTCAAGCATGTTTCTTGGATCCTATTAAATAGCCACGAGTTTATCTTTATAAAATAAGTGTATATCATATTATGAAAAATCCAGAATACGAAGTTAATCTTACAGAAAAAATTAAAACCAGGCTCCTAGAAGAAGAAGGTTTCGAGGAAATCATTTCAGATGAATCTTGGGCCGCAGAGAAAAACAAAGGCAAAAAGTTAAACAAACCTTTTAGAACGCCTGGAGGGCCGAAAAAGTTTTCTGTTTATGTAAAAAACGATAAAGGCAATGTAGTAAAGGTTAACTTTGGAGACCCCAAGATGGAAATAAAGCGAGATGATCCCGCTCGAAGAAAAAGCTTTAGGGCAAGACATGGGTGCGATAATCCAGGGCCAAAGACAAAAGCAAAGTATTGGTCTTGCAAAATGTGGTCCAAGAAAAGCGTAACAAAAGTAACTAAAGGGTCCGAAGAAGAACTCGAAGAAGCTCTCGCAAAATATATGGATGAATCAGAGTCAAAAAGACCTGGTCCGAAAAGCGGGGCGCAGACCCCCGCGAAGCCTTCAGAAAAGAAAAAAGGTTCCTCAAAGAATAAACCTGGAAGCGCTGGAGAAAAAGGGTCAAAAATTACTTTCTCCGAAAAAGTTATCACTTCTCTAAAATCAAAAGTTGCAGAGCACAATAAAAAACATCCCTCCAAAAAAGTAACCCTGGGTCAACTCAAAAAAGTATATAGAAGAGGGGCTGGAGCATTTTCCAGTTCTCATAGGCCAGGAATGACTAGAGGTGGATGGGCAATGGCTAGAGTAAATATGTTTCTAAAAATGAAAAGAGGTGGCAAAGTCAAAGAAAGTTATAGAAAAGCAGATCAAGACATTTCAAAATCTTCAGAAATTGAAGCTGAAGCTGCACACCGCAAAGACAAAGAAAAGAATAAGGAGAAAAAATCTTACTCGAGTCTTTGGGAAAATATACGCAACAAGAAAAAGCGTATGGGCAAAAACTATAAGCCCGCCAAGCCAGGAGACAAAGATCGCCCTGAAAAAAAAGCTTGGGATAAAGCAAAGTCTTCAGAAGAAGACGAAAAAAAGAATTTCAAACCTCATAAAATGTATGACCCTAAAACGGGAAAAGCTTATGACGCAAAAACATACGAAGATCATTTGAAAATGAAAAAGATGGGATACACCCATGAAGGCCCCAAAGAAAAAAGTGAGGCCTATAAAAGCTCAAAGAAAAACAAAAAAAAAGGTTATTAAAATGGAAGAGTTAAGTCGCCGAGCATTCGCAGGTCAAATGGCAAAAAGTTGCCTTGGAGTAAGTGCGCTAATTTATGGAAACGAATTATATTCTCTGTCAAATAGAGCGCCAACCGCAAGACACGTTATATTTTTAAATATGACAGGGGGAATGACCCACATTGATACATTTGACCCAAAACCAGAAACCCCAGAAGTAATGGGTGAAACCTCAGCAATAAATACCTCTGCAGATGGCATTCAACTTGGTAACTGGTTGCCAAAAACAGCGCAACAGATGCATTTAGCATCTCTAGTAAGGTCTGTCAATAGTAATCAAGGTGCACATGAACAAGCAAACTATTTACTTCATACAAGCTACCAAAAAAGAGGAACGATCATTCACCCCAGTATGGGTAGCTGGATAAGCAAGTTGTGTGGAAAATTAAACAGAAGTCTTCCAGACAATGTAAAAATCAACGGGGGAAGTGGAATTATAGGCGCTGGCTATTTCGAAAGCAAGCATGGCCCACTTCCTCTCGGCAACCCGAATGCTGGAATACAAAATGTAAAAAAATCTGAATACGTAAACGAAGATATGTACAAAAAAAGACTTGAGGCATCAAATCTTTTTAATAAAGCATTCAATTATGATTTCCCGCAAAAACAAGTAAGAGCTTATACAGACCTTTATGATGACGCGATCAAGCTTATGAAAAGTAAAGACCTTGAATCCTTTGATTTAACAAAAGAACCTGAAAAACTTAGAGAAGAATATGGAAACAATAACTTTGGGCAAGGCTGCTTGCTTGCAAGGAGACTTATTGAAAATAAAGTTAGATTTGTAGAAGTATCATACGGAGGCTGGGATATGCATAATGATGTTTTTGGCAATATGGAAACAAGAGGAGCCACACTAGATTCGGGGCTTAGTAGTCTTCTAAAAGATTTAAATGTAAGAGGTTTACTGTCTGAAACTATGATTGTAGTAGCTAGTGAATTTGGAAGAACGCCAGAAGTTAAAGCTGGAAGAGTTGGCAGAGATCACCACCCATCTGCATTTAGTGTTTTATTCGCGGGAGGCGGAATCAAGCAAGGGTTCGTACATGGAGTTTCTGACAAAAGAGCCCACTATGTAGAAGAAGGCGGAGTAGACATCGAATCAATAAATGCTACAATAGCCTATGCTATGGGCTTGAGTGTAGAAAAAATTACATACTCTCCAAGCGGAAGGCCATTCAAAGTATCGAACGGAAAACCTCCAATATTCGAGATTCTATCTTAAAATATTTTAGCTATGACCCAGTCACAGTTGATTACCATTTGGTATGAAAATTTTTGCATACTTAAAAAAAAGCCTGAAATTAGCTATGCAACATTTGCCTCTTTGATGAAGAAAAATAATTATGACATGAGCAAGTCTATTAAAGAATTCAAAGATAGATACTGTTAAGAATCTATCTTATTTGCAGCTTCCTGTATTAAATCTAATATAGAATCGAAAAACCAGCACAAAGCCGCAGAGCTTAAAGGTAGAAATATAAGTTTATTATTTGTTTCTATATAGTAGGAAATAACTGCTATCATAATCCCGCACCAAAAACCTAAGCATAAGCTACAGTTAAAAAGCTCCCTGAAAATCTTAAATCTACATATTGATTTTCTAGGTGAATTTAATATAGATCCATACCTTAATATCCACATTAATCCTATACAGGATATAAACTCAATTATCATTTAGTGACTCAAAAGCTTCTTTTATTGCCAGTAAATGTTCCTTTTCTAGAAGAACTTTGTTTCCAAAGTCATCGGTAAGCTCATAATGGTCAGCTTTTTCTTTAGACTTTTTTAACGAGGGACATCTACCCTTCCCACAGCACAGTAATACAGAAGAGCCTTGTTTTATAGTATTCATAATATATTATACACAGATTATTTTGTTTTTTTAGCTACATGCTCCCCAACATTTCCCGCCGCATAAAGGCCAAAAATCCATTTTATAAAATCACCCCATTCCTGGAATGTTGCCATATTAATGAATAAACATCCAGTTGCTATTACGAAACAAACAGTTGCACACAATAATTTTCGACTCTTTAAACTCATATTTTATATTACACAAAAAAATAGCCCCATGTGGGGCTATTTCTATAATATCTATTAATCTATTAACCTACTAAAAGTCATCTTCCAAGGATCCTGCTTGTTGATACTCTCTGACCCTTCTTTCAAAGAAATTTCCCATTGCTTGAACATCAACCACTTCACCGAGCCAAGGGAAAGGATTGTTGTCACTAGGGAATCTGTAATCTAGCCCTATTGACTCTAGCCTGCGATTTCCAATGTAATGCATGTACTCAATAAACATATCTGAGTTTAATCCAAGAATACCGGTGGGCAATACATCTTTTGCATACGCTATTTCTAACTCAACTGCTTTTTTAATATGTTCTACAAATTCATCTTGAATTTTCTTTGTCCATATAGATGGGTTTTGCTCGATTAAAGTATTAATCAAATATACTCCAAATGAAATATGAGAGCTCTCATCTCGTAGGGTATATTTTATTTGATCAGAAATTCCTTGAAGTTTATTTTGACGCCCCAGGGCGAGAAGCATTGCGAAGCCACTAAAAAAGAAAGTTCCTTCACATACAATCCAGTAAGTTAGAAAGTTTCTTAAAATTTCTTGTTTACCCTCTTTAGAATGCGCGTTAAAGTCTTGTCTACTAATATCGTTTGTGATTCCCATAAGAAAATCATCCTTAGCTTTAATACTTGGAATATTTTCGTAAGCCGCAAATACTTCGTCAATATCTAAATCCAGACTATCACAGATATAAACTACCGTAAGATTGTGAAGGCTTTCTTCAAATGCTTGACGCAATATGTACTGGCGACATTCAGCATCCGTAACATACCGAAAAGCAGACAGCAGCAAATTATTACCGACCAAAGACTCGCTGCCAGCAAAAAATCCAAGACAGCGTTTAACAAGTAGCTTTTCATCTTCTGATATTTCATCATTTTTCCATTGTTTTATATCATTTTGCATGGATATTTCTGTCGGCATCCAATTGTTTGCGCAACTCTTTAAGAATAAATCCCAAGCAAATTTATGTTTATGTGGCAAAATTCTATTGACACCCGCGATATTTTTAGTTAAAAGTTCTCCTGTTTTATTTTCCATGATAATAGTATAGCATATATAACGAATAAAGTCAAGATTAAGTTCTTATTATTTACTCCTTAATTGATATTTTTTCTAATACAGAAATATATTTGTCAAGATCTATGGCAACGACTATTGTTTTTTCTGTTTCAGGGTTTAGTGATAAATATTTTTTTCCTCGATCAATAAGTTCGTTTATTGTAGATACATATATACATTCAATTCTTTTTACAAGATGAGGAAGTTCAGACTTTTCTCTCATATCTACCTCCATTAAGTAAAGCCTTTTTCTTAGCTCATTAAATGCGTCAAGATGTTTTTGCCTATGCATTACTGGCAACTTTCGCATTCTTCGCCATTTCTCATGGCCTCAATACTGCAGGCGGAAGGCTCTTTCTTCGCGCCTTCAGAGTTAGACTTTTCAACCTTAGAGGCGGCTCTATTTCTTAAATAATAAGTTGTCTTAAGGCCTGCCTCCCAGCAGGCCATATACATATCATTCAAATACTTAAGCGATGTCCCGCTATTATATAAATTAAAACTAATCGATTGATCCATCCATTTTTGCCTAGCCGCATTAGCTTCAATTAGACGAAACATGTCTCTATCAAAAGCCGTTTTGTACTTATCCTTAAGGTCTTCAGGAATTGATCCATTTAGCAAAGACAAGTCTCCGTCAGCCTCTTTGACCAATGAAGCTATTTCACTATTCCACAACCCTCTTGATTTCATATCATTAATAAAGTGCTCGTTAGTAATGAAGAAATTTCCGCTTTTATTTTCATATACAAATAATACAGAAAAATTAGGCTCTATGCTTTGCTCGATTCCATTAATGTAGCCAATAGTTGCAGTTGGGGCGATAGCCATTACATTAGAATTTCGCATGCCATGTTCACCAACATGAATTCTAACTTTTTTCCAATCTTCTAGCGTTTGACCTTTTCCAGTTAAGGGTTTACCCGTTACCGATTCATTTGGCACTTCTTGCTTTCCTTTATATACCATTAAGTTATTATATGAGTCTATAGGGAAGACGCCCTGACTCCATAAAGATCCTTGATATGTCTCATAAGAACCTCTTTCTTCTGCAAGCATAGAGCTTGCATAAATTGCATGAAGAGAATAAAATTCAAATAACTTATCGCTAAACTCAATAGCTTCTTGACTATCGATTTTTATATTTTTTACATGAAGAATATCATGCAAACCCATGAGTCCAAGTCCTATAGGCCTATTCCTTAAATTAGATTTTGACGCCTCAAGGGTTGGATAAAAATTTAAATCAATGACATTGTCAAGCATTCTTATTGCAGTATGAATTGTTTTCTCCAACTTAATGTAATCAATATCATCCCCGTCTTCGTTTAGATGATTTAATAGGTTAACCGAGCCAAGATTACATACCGCAGTCTCTCCGACCTCAGTTTTTTCTCCTTTGTCGTATTTCGATGCTTTGGTATGTAGTGTGATTTCTGTGCATAAATTACTGCTGTGAACTATACCTTCGTGCTGATTGGTATATCTAATATTGCATGGATCCTTAAAAGTATTCCATGGATGAGAAGTTTCAAATAATACCTTGAGCATTTTTTTCCAAAGCTCTTTTGCTGTGGTTATTCTATAATTTTTTATTAAACCTTCTTCGGCTTTGTCGCAAAGCTCATTGTACTTTTTATCAAATTCTTCTCCAAATAAATCATGCAATTCAGATTCTTTTGGGTCGAAGAAATACCAAACATCTTCATTTTTAACTCTTCTCATGAATTCATCGGGAATCCATGAAGCGGTATTCATATCATGACACCTTAATCGATCATCGCCAGTATTTCTTCTGAGATTCAGAAAATCCTCAAAGTCTAAATGCCAAGGTTCGAGATACGCGCATCCTGCTCCTGGCCTTTTACCCCCTTGGTTCACTGCAACCAAAAGATCGTTATAAATCTTGAGCCAAGGTACCAGCCCACTAGAGATTCCATTTGTTCCCTGAATATGAGAACCTGTTGACCTAAAAGGCGTTACATCAAGACCTAAGCCTCCAGCATATTTTGACTTTCTAGCTTCCTGCCAGGCTCCATCAAAAATTCCATCGATACTATCGTCAAATGTATTAAGATAACAAGAGCTTAATTGAGACCTAACGGTTCCGCTATTAAATAGAGTTGGCGTAGAAGAGGTGTATAAAAACTTACTGAATAAATTATAAAACTCAATAGCTTTATCCTCTTTATTCTCTTCGTTTATTGCCAAACCCATAGCGACTCTCATCCAAAAAGACTGCGGGGCCTCCATCAGCTTTCCCTCTTCTCTTATAAAATATCTGTCTGTCAAAATTTGTATCCCGAGATATTTAAACTTTAAATCCCTTCTAATCTTAATCGCATCAGAAAGTTTGGATAAGTCAAATTCAAGCATTTTTGGACTAAGACGCCCGAGCTTAACAAGCTTTTTGACGCCTTGCACAAAACTTTTCCTGTATTGAAACTTAAATATATCTGAGTCTACCCCTTCTTTAAAAACTTCTTTGTATACAGTGTTCAACAAAAGCCTTGCGGCGACGTAACTATAGTTTGGCTCCTTTTCGATTTTTTCTCTAGCTCCAAGAATAAGAGCAGTATCTATCTCGGCGGTAGTTATTTTATCAAACAACTGAAGCTGTGCGTCTAGAACCACCTCGCTTGCGGAGACATCTGATATACCCTCGCATGCGCGCTCTGCATTAGTGTTTATTTTTTCCACCCTGAAATCCTGAAGGCGGCCATTTCTTTTTTTGACTTTTATATCCATAATTGATTTTTAAATAATAACATTTTTACTTTTGCATGTCAATAATAATACTATCTTGTTAATAAGTTTTTTTGTACTTGACAACAACTTATTTTTATGATAGGATATATGCATGTTAGCGTTATTTAAAAGTCACTATTCTATAGGCAAAAGCATATTAACCCTTGACGATCCAATTACACAGAAAGAAGGAGGATCCGACAGTATTTTTGCGATTGCAAAGGAAAATAATTTAAAAACAGTAGTTTTAGTAGAAGACTCTCTCACAGGATTCCTTCAGGCTAAAAAAATATCAGAAAAATATGGAATCAATTTAGCTTTCGGATTACGGATCGATATGAAGCAAAACGCAGGCGAAGATCCTAAGGAAGAGGTATCGAGCTCTTCTCACAAAATAATAATTTTTGCAAAGACCGCAAAAGGGTGCAATATATTAAACAATATCTACAGCGAAGCTTTTACCAAGAAGTTTAATGCGGTAGACGAAAAGCTTTTAAAAAAGTTTTGGAAAAAGAAAGAGTTGGAGCTAGTTATACCGTTTTATGATTCGTTTATATTCAATAATACAATGAAGTTTTCTAACTGCACTCCGAGCTTTTCTTTTGCAGAACCATCCTTCATCACAGAGTCGAATGAGCTGCCATTTGACTCCATGCTGCAAGATAGGGTAAAAAAATATGCTGGAGACAATCATAAGATAATTAGGGCTAAAAGTATTTATTATAAAAACAATAATGACGTGAAAGCATTGCAGACGTATAAATGCATCTGCGGAAGAACTTTTGGAAACAAAACGTTATCGAAACCCAACCTAGATCACTTTGGAAGCGATCAGTTTAGTTTCGAGAGCTGGAAGAAAAAAAATGAAGTATAATCTACAAGGGCCACAGAAAGCATATATAGGTAAATCAAAAATCAAGGGTAGAGGAGTATTCGCCCTGAAGAATATTGATAAAGAGGAGCTAGTAGAGGAGTGCCATTTTATAATGTGTGGAGAATTAAGCGGAATTAAAGATAAAAATCTTTTGAGATACGCAAAAAGTTTTGTTTTCAAAGAGGGTCAATCTTCAAAAAAAAATGAAGAAGCCTCAATCAAAACCTCTCTTATGCTGGGCCTCGGAGACAAAGAAGTATCTGAGCAGGTTAAGCAGGATTTATTTGACCTTGGTTACGCAGAAGATCTCTCAGATCTTTTTTCTACGCTGGCAGTGTTAGGTTTTGGAATGATATACAACCACTCAGAACAATACAATCTTGACTTCGAATTAGACTATGAAAACCTATTGGTTAGATATTCTGCAAATAGAAAAATAGAAAAGGACGAAGAGCTTTTAATTAATTACGGACATTATTACGAACTATAAACATGAAAGAATCATTACTAAGATTTAATAAAAAACAAAAGTATTTACTCTTCGATTACGAAACATGTAATTTGAACCTAGTATCAAACAATAAACCATGGCAACTTGCCTTTATGGCAATCGAGGGAGATAAAGTTTTAGAGCAAAAAGATTACTGGCTAAAATGGGACGAACTAGAGGTGTCTCCAGAAGCCGCAAAAATCACTGGTTTTACAAAGAAGAAATATGAGCAACGGGCATCTTGCCCAAAAGAGGCCTTGAATCACTTCGAGAGATATTTGTATGACGAAACCTTCATTAAAGTGGGGCATAACCTATTGGGGTTTGATGTATACATGCATGATATGCATAGAAAGCTCGCGAACCCCGAAGCAGAGTCAGACTTTAGTTATATTGATCAAGTAATAGATACGCTGTGTTTGGCTAAAGCAGTAAAGAAGAACATAAAAATTACTTCTTCAGAAGAAAGGCTTCCATGGCAATACAGGCTCAACAATTTAATAGAAAGAGGATTAAGTTGCAATTTAAAGCAGTGCTGTAAAGATTACGATGTGCCATTCGATGCATCTAAATTACATGACGCCCTTTACGACATTAGAGTAAACTATGAGGTATTTAAAAAAATGCTATGGGAGGTAGAAATATAATGGAAGAATTTTTAGATAAGTTTTCAGGCTACAAGGGATGCTGTCCGCCAGGAGTTAGGTTACCAAATATTAAAGTAGAAAAAAAATATTATGAAATGCTTGGGGAGAACGAAAACATTTCCAACTATGACTTCTTAAGAAAGCTTTGTCATAAAGGGGTTTACGACAAAGGTATAGATAAATTCAATAACAAAAAAGATTATTTTGATCGAGCGAAATCCGAACTCGAGATCCTTGAAGACCTTGGATTTACAGATTATATTTTACTTAACTGGGACATACTTAACTTTTGTCACGAAAATGATATCCCAACTGGCCCAGGGCGAGGCTCAGCAGCAGGTTCTTTGGTTCTGTATTTAATTGGAGTAACTAATGTAGATCCAGTTAAATATAATTTATTTTTTGAGCGATTCGTGTCAAAAAGTAGGGCAAGAAAAATAAAAGAAGAAGGAATCACTTATTTAGACGGGAGCTTGCTCGCAGATGTCGATAACGATATCGCTTACGAACGAAGAGCGGAGGTCATTAATTACATTGACAAAAAGCATCCTGGCAGAACAGCAAAGATCTTAACTCTAAACACATTAAGCGGAAAGCTATGTATAAAAGAATGCGGAAAAATAGTAGGTGAGCTAACAGAACAAGATGTCAATCAAGTTAGTGATACAATTCCTAAAAAATTCGGAGTAGTATGCCCACTTACAGAAGCTATCTCTGAAAGTGAAATGTTTGCTGATTGGGCTGCGAAAAATTCAGATGTATTTAAAATAGCACTAAAACTGGAAGGCTTGAACAAAAATACCGGAGTCCATCCTAGCGGAATTGCCATATCATTTGATAATATGGCAGACATGTGTCCAGTTCAGAAATCATCAGAAGGAGCATTGGTAACTGGATACGACATGAACTGGGTTTCCGAGCTGATGGTTAAATTTGATATTCTTGGCCTAAGAACTCTGAGCGTAATTTATGATGTCTGCAATAGCATTCAAGAGGATATTTCTGATTTAGACTTGAATGAACCCTCCACATTTTCGCCTCTGCAGTCTTTAAGATCTCCCCATGGATTATTTCAGCTAGAATCAGACACGAACTTTAGGGTATGTAAAAAAATAAAACCGAGGAATTTAGAAGAGCTTAGCGCAGTAGTTGCAATTGGAAGACCAGGGGCTCTGGAATTTTTAGATGACTACGCAAAATATACAGAGACAGAAGAGCCTCAGGTTATTCATGATTTTTTTAGTGACGTACTTGATTACACTGGAGGAATCCCGCTTTATCAAGAGCAGTTGATGCAAATGGCAGTTAAAATCGGCTTCACACTAGACGAAGCTGAACAGCTAAGGAGAATAGTTGGAAAGAAAAAAGTAGACCAGATGCCAGCATGGAGAGAAAAAATTAACAATAAAATACAAGAAAATGAACTAGAGCCTGAAATTGGAGATGTGCTCTGGAGCGTAGCAGAAGATAGCGCGAATTATTCTTTTAATAAATCTCACTCTCTGGCATACGCAACTCTATCCGCATGGACTACATATTTAAAATTTAATTTTCCTCAGCAGTTTTTTGTCTCTCTGCTAAAGATGACCAAGTACGAACCTTCTCCTCAAGATGAAATATCGAAAATCTCAAAAGAGCTAGGATTTTTTGGCATTAAGCTTTTATCTCCAGATCTCGCAAAATCAAAAATGGATTTTTCTATAGAGGGAAAAGATATTAGATTTGGATTAAACAGCATAAAAGGAGTCAGTGAGAAATCTTTATCTTCGCTAAGAGATTTTAGATCTAGCGACACTCCAACAAAATATGATATTTTTCTATCCGCCAAACAGGCAGGGCTAAATATAGGAGTGCTATCCGCCTTGATACAAGCAGGAGCCCTAGAAAGTAAGGGTAAAAACCGTTCCCTTATGGCACTGGAGGCACAAGCCTTTAACTTGCTCACAGATAGAGAAAAAAGAAATTTTATTCTTCTTGGGGAAAAATATCAATTCAAGCTACTTAATTGTATTGCCGACGCGAAAAAAGGCCTACTTATCGCAGATGACGGAAGACCACTCATGAAGGATTCTAGATTTAAAACCTTTAAAAAGAAGTATGACTCATATAAACTAATCTACGACAAAAACAGGCAATATGAGACCTTTGCGAATTGGTACTTCGAGACGCAACTATTAGGATATAGTCATAGTGAAAAATTAAAAAATTGCTTTCAAGACAAAAACGGGACACTGAAAGACTCTTCGGATCTAATATCTATGGATTTAGATGAAAAAGGTAAATTTATTGGAGTGGTCGAAGATTGTATAAAGAGAACTTCTAGAAATGGAAACAAGTATATGAAGCTTTCAATTGCAGATGAGTCAGGTAAATACGATGCAATGCTACTAAACTCTAGAAGGGGTAATTATTATGATAGGTATTTTGATAATGAATCAAATAAAACCCCATCAAAAAAGAATATTGTTGTTGCGTATGGAAGAAAAAGTGAGGATATAATTTTTCTAGATTCTGTAAAAATAATGGACGAAAAAATATATATGAAGATGTCAGAAGTAAAATAAGGTGTAAATTATGATAATGAAGCCAAAGCCAAACTTTACTCCTCGAGCGCAGCAAGCCATCAATGAAGCAAAGAAAGCAGCCAAAGTATACCTAAGTAATTTAGTCACCTTGGAGCATTTATTTTATGGAATGGTTAAGTTAAGCGCGGGTATATTAAGCGAAATACTTTACTTACTAAACATAAATCAATCTAGTCTCGTAAAAGAAATATCTGAATCTCTAGAAAGGCAAGCTATAGATAATTACTCAGACGGAAACAATAGCATGGAGGAAGAAGAGCCCGTCTACGACGAACATTTTCATATGGTATTAAAGGTTGCGGCGTCTATCAGTCAAAAGCTAGGACATGAATATGTGGGACTAGAACATATTCTTTTGGCTTTATTGAAGTATGAAGACTCTCCAGTACCTTTTTATTTCAAACTTTTTAACTCATCAGAAGAAGATGTTATCTCGGAAGTTAGAGAGTATCTTCACATATCTAACGAAAGGCCTCAAGAAACTAGGGAGCCTTCTCCAAAAGTTTCGATCTCTGCACCAACTCAGCCTCAAACGCTAGAGAAGTTTGCGGTCAACTTTAACGAAAGAGCAAGCAAGGGTAAATTTGATAATATCATAGGAAAAGATGAAGAAATAAAAGACATTTGTGAAATTTTATGCAGGAGAACAAAGAACAATCCCATACTTCTCGGAGATCCAGGGGTCGGGAAAACTGCAATAGTAGAAGGTCTCGCTCAGAAGATATTCTCAAATGAAGCTCCAGATTTCTTATTAGGAAAAACCATATATGGCCTAGATCTAGGCTCTTTGATTGCGGGAACTAAGTATAGAGGCCAGTTTGAAGAGCGATTAAAAAAAATTATAGAAGAAGCAAAATCTAATCAAAATATAATTTTATTTATAGACGAAATTCACACTCTTGTTGGCGCTGGAAGCGCAGAAGGAAGTATGGATGCAGCAAATCTGCTTAAGCCGCTTCTGGCAAGAGGTGAGATCAAATGCATTGGAGCAACAACACAAGAGGAATATAAAAAATCTATAATGAAAGATGGCGCATTAGACAGAAGATTCCAACCAGTTAAAGCAAAAGAGCCTACAAAAGAAGAGACTAGAAAAATATTATACGGAATAAAAAACAAATATGAAAACTTTCACTCCATAAAATATAGCAACGAAATCATAGATCTCATTATAGAATTGACATCAAAATACATACTAGATAAACAATTTCCAGATAAAGCGATTGATATCATGGATCAGGCTGGCTCAAAAGTAAAAATCAGAAACGTGCAGAGGCCAGAAGAAGCAAAAGAAATTGAAAGAGAGCTTGAAAGACTTGCAATAAAAGAATCTAAGATGGAAATGATAAATGGCAAAAGCCTTCTAATAGAGGACGAACAGCTTTATTTGCTTGAAAAATATGATGAAGTTATCAAAGATTGGGCAGATACAAAACTAAAAAGAAAATTTAAGGTTACCAAAAAAGATATCTATGAGGTGATCTCGTCCAGAACAGGAGTCCCAGTTAGCGAAATGTCTAAAAGAGATTCCCAGAGAATGATTGGCTTATTTAAATCTTTAAAATCAAGAATCATAGGGCAAGATGAATCTATACAAGAAATATCAGAAGCAATACTAAGATCTCAATCTGGCCTAAAAGATCAAAATAAACCAATAGGAGGATTCCTATTAATCGGCAAAAGCGGAACGGGAAAAACTCATACTGCAAAATGTATTGCGGAATTCATATATGGAGATAAGGATAAGCTCATACAATTAGATATGAGTGAGTATTCTGAAAAAATTACAGCCAGCAGATTAACAGGCGCATCTCCAGGTTACGTCGGCTATGAAGAAGGAGGAGTATTAACAGAGAAAGTTAGAAAAAATCCTTATAGCGTAGTTCTTTTTGATGAAATAGAAAAGGCTCACCCAGAAGTAGTGAACATATTACTTCAAATCCTTGAAGAAGGTAATGTAACAGATAATTCTGGGAGAAAAATATATTTCAACAACTGCACAGTTATAATGACCGGAAACATAGGCGCAGAACAGCTAGAAACAAATCATATTGGCTTTGCATCCAATCCTGAATCCCATAAAGAGGATACAGTAACAAGAGAACTTAAAAAAACATTCAAACCAGAATTTATAAACAGATTGAGTCAAGTTATTATATTCAATGATTTCAGTAAAGAAGATATGAAAAAAATAATTAAAATTGAAATTAATAAAATAGGAGAAAAATTACTCGATAAAAATATAAAGGTTCGAGCGACACCATCTTTAGTTAATTATATTCAATCATTATGCTTATCTGAAAAGCTCGGAGCTAGACCAATAAAAAGATTAATTGAAAAAAATATAGAAAATCCACTTTCAGAATTAATCTTAAGTAAGCAAGTGATAAGAGACCAAATTATTACCTTTGGTTACTCTAAAAACAAAATAACAAGCTCTATTAAGGAAGCAAAGGTTTAGTAGGTTCTTCTACTTTTGGCTCTTCAGGAGCCATTGGATCTTCAAATTTTTCTCCTGGAGAAGAGGGGGACGAAGGAGTATCTTTCTTCTCGTTGAACATAATCATACAAGCATTGAATCTGTCTCCCTGCACTGGGTATCTTTTTTTCATGTTCGCATCCTGTATACATCTAGTTATAAACCTGTCTCCATTTTCTCCTTCAGTAGGAACTGGAAATCTCTTATCTTGATTAGTTAGAAAATTATTTTTATCTGATTCGGGAATATCTCCTTCTTTTCGTTCAGGTAAAAGTTCTTGGTATTCTATCCACCTTGATGCTTCATCGATAAGATCATGTGCCTGCATTATATTCTTTTTTACCCAGTCTTCAACCTCGGTATCATCTGCAATCTTTTCAAATAAAGATCGAGCTTTTTTCCAAATATGGTACAGTTCAGATTTACTCTTTTTGGAGAGGTAATCCATGCTGTCTGCGTTAGAATTTTCTTGTGGAGAGTTAGACATATATTTATTTACACATTTTTTCCATAAATTCCTGTAGTCTCTGGAGACTCGGGGGAATCTTTTCCTACAATCTGTCTAGGCATAGCGTGATATAAATTATAAGCATATATAAGCTCTTGCATTCTTTCTTGAGAAGCCAAATACGCTTGATGATAAAACTTTGGAGTTGGATTAGATGTGTCAATTTGCCTTTTGATCACAGAATCTCCCTCTTGAATACTTTGCCAATTGATAGTATCTCCCTCTCCATCCATTCTTCTTAAAGCCCTTCTTTCGGCCTTTCGATTGTATTCTGAGACATACATTTCCCTGAGAATAGCCTGCTCTTCTAGCAAAAAATTTTCAGGATTAGATCCACTAAAAGAGGTAAATATTAGATTGTTTAATTCGCCTAAATGACCTTCTAGCCAACCAGACACTAATTTCACTTCTACCAATCTACCACTAGTGCCTTGCTCGAAGAATCCAATTTCTTCATCGTATATTTTGACTGCAAGTTCTCCTAAGCTTGTTTCAGGCTGTGGGTCAAAAGACATTTTATCCTCCCAAATAATCTAATACTTGCTTATGCTTTGGGTTACTTGGATCCAATTGAATTGGATCTCCCATAATTTGAACGCTTCCTTGCCCTCTTAGACTAGATTCAAAAGCTCGTTTAATTTTGTTCCTTAACACAGTTTTGTTTCCCGATGGAAACACTCCAACTTTTACTGCAAAAGACTGTAGGTCTGTGAGATTCATATCTTTGATCATTTCATTAAACACATTTTTGTCGTTTGTTCTAAACGGGCTAATTTTTGGGATACCTAAAATTTCTTCAAGCTCTTTGGCCTTAGAGACTTTTTCTTCGTAGCTCTTACCAGTAGTCTGATTTAGTTCTTCGAGAGATGGCCTCTGTTTCTTTGCCGTAGTCTTGCGCGTAGTTTTCTTTTTTGCCATAATACCTTATTCCTTGTATTTTTAGTACACAATATAATAACAATTGTAAATAAAAAATCCACCCTAGTTGCCTAGGGTGGATTTAAGGGGATTTAGTTTAATTAGAAATATTAAACAATGAGTCCAAGAAGAACCCTGTCGTCAATGATCATACGACCCTCTTCAAGGGATCCGTAGTAACCGATCTTCGACTGGCGGGTTGCAAACTGGTCATCCGCGACTAAGCTGAACTCGTCTCCGCTTTCGGAGTCTGTGGCAACCGCACGAATCATCGATTCGCGACTAAGGTCGACACCTACGAGAACTTCTTCGTTTGCTCCGTCAAAAGCTGCGGCAGCACCACCAGAAGTATAGTGATCAGCGTAAGTTGTAGTTCCAGCGGCAACATCAAATGTTGTATTCCACTTTTGACCTACGCCCATTTCATTATACTCTTGAATTGATACTCCGTAGAACTCAGGGATACCTGCGCTGTTGAAAACAGCATCACGCATTGTATCAGTTCCAGGAATTCCAGCAGCGTTTCCAGCAGCTTGTCCGTCTCCACCCTTGGTGTTGACAGGATTGTAAGCCAAACCGCGAATTTCTTCTACGATTTCTGGAGAAACCAAGATGTCTGTGATTCCACGACCACGACGATCAGCAGGTGTTCCGCCGTTCCAAGCTGTGTTGATTCTCTTTGCCTTTGTGAACAATTTGTTCAAATCGGAAAGAAGGAATCTGTTAGCCTGAGCCGAACGAATAACGTGTTGCTCGCTGTTTGTGGCAGCATTAGCAAGGGCAGTCATAATCATGGTTGCGGAAGTTTTTTCTTGTTTAAGAAGAACTTCTTGAGCCATACGTGTGAATGTTTTGCTAACGACATCAAGTCTGGAACGAGAAGCATAACGCTTATCGAAGCTCAATGCGCTGTCGAGAGTATAAGTTGTGAACTTAAGCTCGCTTTGCGAAGGAGCAACTTGGTTAGTCGGAAGACCTCCAGGAACGGATTGACTCCAAACCTGAATGTAGTCCTCATCTGTAATATCATGATAGAGATCCAAAGGAATACTTGGGCTCTCATCTGAGTTAAATTGAAGAGAAGTAAACATGTTGCTTACGGTGGGAGCGGTATTTACCACTTCCGCCAAAACTGGTCCGATAAATTCGGCAAGAGCAGTTTGGGCTTCGTATGCAACGTCTCTGTTCTTCGAAGCCATAGCTTTTACAAGCTCGACTTGCTCGGGTGTTTGCTTTAGAGTAATTTTCATTTTCGTAAAATCCTTTCTTAGAAGCTAACTTTGCAGAGAAACTTGTCGGAACCAGACTTGGCAACTACTTGCCCAAGTGTTCCAGCTGCATCGCCTTCAAGCTTTCCGTCTGTAGCAGAAATTTGAAGATTGTCTCCTACGGAAGGAGCAGAAGCGAAAGCAGAAGCTGCAAGCAAAACGAGACCTCTTGTCAAAACAGGAACTGTTTGTCCAGGAAGTACGGCTTGAGCTTCATCAAGTTTTTGTTTATAATAGAGAAGTTTTTCTCCATTTTCATCGAAGGCCAAGGTTTCACGAAGAGTGATCCCCAAGGCTACTTCGCCAGCAGCAGCAGGAGTAACAGTCATACCGTTGGAAGGGTATGCATTGAATCCGATATGTGCACTTGAAAAACTGGCGCCAAGATAATCTCTTAGCTTGTCTCCGCTAGCGGAATCCAATTTTCCTGGGACATCACCGGGCAGTTCTCCCGCATTTACCTTGACCACTACGCCTGAGTCCCAATCTCCACTACCAGCCTCTACGCAATTTGCGAGAGTCAAACCAGCAGTATCGAGAGCGAACATGTTCACGACTTCGTGCTCACTGTAATCTCGGTATGGTAATATTCTTTTTGCCATAATTTATATCCTTTTTAGAATGAAATTTTTACTGAATCCTTAAATGTTTTCGCGAAACGATCCTTGAGGGATTCTCCGTCAGAAGAAGATTCGTTGTTATTAACAACTGCTGCGTCTTCGACTTGAATGTTGTCCAAGGCTTCTTCTACATCTTCAGATTCTTCAGTTTCTTGAGAAGCTTCAGAAACTTGTTCTACAACTTCTTCAGCAGCTTCAGCGACTTCTTCTTCAACTTGACCAAGGCGCTTCTCTACTTCTTCTTTTACCTTAGCTTCAAAGGCAGCAGCTTGTTCTTGGATGTATTCCTTGTTTTTGTGCTTCCATACTTTTGCAAGTTTTTCTTGGTAAGCAGCGAAGGATTCATCGGAGTTGTCCAACTCAGATAATTCTGAAGCAACCACTTGGCGGTCTTCGTCATCTAAGTCATAAACTTCGTCAAGAGCTTCCATACGGTTATTAAAAAGAATTTCCGCTTCTCTTGCAGAGTTTTCGTCTTCAAGATTCGAAAGCTTCTCTTCAGTAGCCTTAAGTTGATCTTCCACTTCGGTCATTTTCTCTTGAAGAGCTGCTTGAGCGTTAGCAGCTTCTTCTTTTTCAGCCTTAGCTTTTTCGAGGTCGGCGATATATTGCTCGCTTTTTTCTTTGATGGCCTCGCTAAAAACCTTAGAAATGCTGGCTACAGCTTCTTCAGAGAAGTCCTGCTTGCCGAGCTTTTCATCTAAAGCTGCTCGGAATTCATTGATAATTGTATCTTTATCCATAGTAAAGTTTTGGTTGTATTCTTTGTTTAGTACATTTTCCTGAACGGATTGGGAAATTTTTTCATTGTCACTAATTAATTTGTCTATAGGCTTGATGGTAACTGATTTATCTCTTTCTTCGGGAGTTTCCATTTTTTCATTGACGACCAGGCCTTTCACATCTGCAGCGGGATTCGACGTAAACCCTATTCCAAGTGGATATATATCTCCTGTAATCAATCGACTGACAACTCTTCCATCAGAAAGAACTCCTCTGCCTCCAAAAGATTTTAAATATGGAGTATACTCTTCAATCTCCTCTTTACTGGAGACAATAACAGATTCGGACAAATCTTTTCCTCCTATAGCTATGACATATTCATTAAAACCAACTTCCCAACTTGCAGATACAGCATGGTAGAAATCACTCTCGCTATCTGTAGAGCTCATAACCAAATCTGCGAATTCCTTGCTCGCAGTCTTATATATAACTGCGCCCAGAGCAATATTGTATGCCCCTTCTGATAGTAATGCCTGTTCGGAAGAAATTAATTGAGAATCATCATCGTATTTGGAAAAGCCTGCAGAAACTATATGCCCTACGATTTTATCTCGGTTATGCTCTATATTTGTTGGCTTGTGAATAAAATAATCTTTTATTTTTACTGCAGCATCACTGTCAATCCCGTCTCCGTTTTTATTAAATTTGTTTACAACTGCAGCGTTAAAAGCAACCCCAATTAAATCTATATTTTTTTCAAAATTTATACCTTTTGGTATAAGAGGCTTTAAGGCTTCAATCGAAGCCTCACTTATATTTGAATCGCATATGTCATTTGATGCAAATACTATATTTTCAAAAGTGGTTGTATATTTATATTTTTTCGACATTTGATGTAAGTACACCTAGTTTATAAACATGGGAGTAAAGGTTTGAAAGGCTTTTGTGCCCTCTGATTCAATTATATCATAGTAAAGCTTAACCATCCAATTTCCAAGCACGAGAGCTGAATAAGAGTCCTTCCTGGCTTTGTCTGGGCCCGTTTGTCTTTTTAGATTAGATGGCAGGTCAAAGCTTTGAGTTCCACTCGCAGAAGATGTGATTTGAATTAACGCACACTGATTCTTTATTAAATTCATCATGTCAAACTGATGTTCTACAAAATCAATCATTTTTGCAGGATTATTTTGGGCGATAGACAAAGAAGTTCTTAAAAAGTTTATTTTCTCTATTGGAATTTTCTTTCTTCTTTGTTCGTTATAATTATCATCTATAGCCCTAGACCCAAACCAAATTCTTTTATGATCGAAATTAGACTGAAGCAATTCGTTCGCCCTCCTAATCCATTGACTAGTAGGCTTCCTGAGATAGCAAATATTATGAGTCTCTAAATTATACTCTGTTTTTCCTTCTGTAAGTTTTTCTTGATAGTTTTCTATATCGTCGAAGTTTGTATTAAGGCATCCGATCTTTATTTTCTTTTTCTTAAACAAACTACTTTCATTTACTGCGTTAATAAATTGCACTCCTCCATTATAGTCTCCAACTATAGCAACTATGTTAAAATTAGTTATAAGATAATAAAAATAAAATATATGATTTTTTAAGTTTGCTCCAGACAGAGCGTAGCTATGAACTACTGTTCCAATTTTTTTTGAATCGTCTAACTGTATGACCATCATCGCAAAGTCGTCACTGCTTTCACTTTCCGCCCAACTTGGATCAAACGCAAGAATATATTTTTCCTTAACATCCCCTTTTACTTGGACACATGGAGACTCCCCGTCTTTAAGAGTACATTCTGCCATTTTAGAAGTCTTAAAATAGCCAGAACTGTCGTCTGTAAATACCGCACCAAACTCTCGATCAAACTGAGACTGACTCATTGTAGATTTAGCTTGGTCAATTAGATTCTGGTCATACAATTGCTTTGGCGCGCAGTCGTAACTAAATTGCATAATAACTCTGTGCGCATCAGATTTTTTATCTCCCCCAAGATTTATTAGCTCTTCAAATTGTTCGTAAGCTTTGTACATATATTCAAACTTATAACTTGCAGATGACAAAGCGATAAGTTTATTGTTGGGCCATATGTGCCTATCGGACTCTTTCATTTTCCCTTGTTTTATCAATTCGGTTTCAACGTTGTAGAGATCTTCTCTTTGAGTAGGATTCTCAACAACGCTTAGGAATGGGATTATAACTTCATTATAGATTCTTTCTGGCATGAGCGCGAACTCATCAATAATTATTCTATGAAACCTAAAACCACGAAGCTTCTCTCCATCGCCCAAGGGTAGGGCTCTGATTCTTGACGAGCCGATTTCAAGTAGCCACTCATCGTTACTTTTCGATTTATGGGTAATGCATTGGCTCAAATAATGAGCTTCGGGTTTGGAGGCAATGTCCTCTATTTTTTTAAAGATCATCTTTGCCTGACGGAAAGACTTTGAAAGAATTCCAATTTCAACGCCTTGATTTAGTATTGCATCCAGGTATGCGTATATTGCAGTAGTGAAAGATTTGGACATTCCACGACTCCAAACTCCCATGAAATAATCTGTTTCAAACATAGCTTTAATTGCCATATGTTGAAACGGGAAAAGCTTTACTCCGCTAATTAAATCCGTAGTAAAGGTTATGTTTTCTCTTAAAAATTTATACAGCAAAACTTTAGCCTCATCCTCTTCAATAAATCCCTCGAGAGACATAATTTGATCATTTACATTTATATCTTCTTTTCTTGATTTTTGACTACCAATTTCCCAGGCCATTATATTACCTCCTCATCAATATAGTATTGTAAGTCTACATCCCAAACATCTTTTCCGTTGACTAGTATTTTTGGAATAATATCTTGCGAGTGAGCCCTGCTTCCAGTAAATATAAACTGACAATTCCCCGCAAACTCATGGCTTAATACTCTCATATTATGATATATATACTTTAGGTTTGATCTATGCGCTCCCCAGTGATTATTTTTTGCGATCTTAGATAGATCGCTTTCGGTCACGACAAATAGATAGCTGTCGAAATCTCTAGCTCTCTTTAATTCTTCCCTAAACCTTTCTAAATTATTTTTGCTCAACGTAGATTTAAAGTCTTGCTCGCTCTTCCTATCAACGTAGGTATAGTTATAGTACTCTCCTCCCACAGCATAATCTCCAAACTCTAGTTTAAGGGAAGAGGATTTGTCGAAGGTTAATGGTTTCTGCTCTCTTGTGTCAACAAATATTTCTATGTCGCTACTGACTTCTTTAAGAAAAGATTCTGGCAATCTTTTTGAGAACATTGGCCTCACACCAACCTTTTCGCAAGCCTCGGTATATGACCCGAAGTGCTTTTGATATATGTCTATAGTTGGAAGAGAATTTATCTTGAGCTCTAAATGACCTGGTCCAAACTTTAGATCTTTTTGCTCAACTCTATTTTGAAGTAACTTTAAAATATACTGCTTAACCTGATTATCCGCAGATTGTTCGCACCACTTAAGCAATTGAGATCTGGTTGAAAAGTCTTTAGAGAAATAGTCTTGCTTTGTTTTGAACGGAAGCGGGTCTCCAGTTAGTAAATTGTTTCTTGGATAATATTTTGTATAATAATCTGCCATAGTTAACGAATGCTTTTTGAGATGAGCATGAAGAGACCGCTCGCTAGCAAAAGACTCCCCGCATACCTTGCAGCTGTATTCTGTTTTAGGCATAATTAAGCTACGTCTTCTTTGGATATGCCAAGTACCCTAGCCTTCCAATCTGGCATTGACTCAAGTTCTTGCGCTTCTTTTTTAGCAGCTTTTCTTTGTAGCTCGGCGATTTTAACCATAACCTTTCTCTCCTCTTCTTCTTGAAAGAGCTGTACAAGCGCAAGTATGCTAGAGTTTTGTCGCTGTTTGTTTGCGATTCTTTTAGACCTGTCTCCCTGTAGTTTTTGAATTAGGGACTCCATTCTTTTTTCGCACTGATTATATTCTTCACTTTTCGTTTTTAGAAGTTCGGCGAGCCTTACGGTCAGATCTTGCTGATCTTCAGTGTCGTCAAACATTCTATTCAACTTATTTATAGCACCTTGAATATTTTTCAAGTGAATGTAATCCATGCAGACATTTATATATAAATTTATCTCATCTGAGGTTAAATCAGGCTTGTCCCAAGTAGCTCTTATGAATTCTGCTTCAAATAAATCTCTATCTTCTGAGCTGGTATAATTATTTATAATCTGTATAAATCTCGGTGAAGCCAAAAACTTACCAAGCGATTCCACGCTTTTTCTATCTCCGACATTAAGTTTTTTTTCATCAATATCGGTTGAGCAATAATCGTTTATTTTTTTAATTATTTTGCTTGCAGCCTTAGGGGGAGAGTATTTTTTTCCGACAGCGTCTTCGGAAGGGTGAACGACCAACGCTTCATTCCCATCAATAAACGATAAGACTGCCTCGTATTCTTTGCTTGTCCCCGTAATATTAGTCTCAGGAAAAAGCATTCCAGCAATCTGAAAAGCATTTAAGCCATCTCCAGAATTTTGAGATATAAATTCTTTTTGAGAGTCATCAAGAGCAATACTTTGCTTTGGTAATATATGTTTTGTCTTGTAATTTATGCCTTCTGATAATAAAAATTCTCTTACGGCCCTACCTTCTTTACTTCTTCCGTCAAGCCCTTGCTTATCTGGAAATACCAAAGAGGTCAATTCTGTTAAATCAGATATCGATTCGGAATTTTCTATTATAATTTGTTTCTGAGCATCACTTAGTTCCATAGTATTCCACCCTTTACTGGGATTATATCTTCACGCTCTAAAATGGACTGAGCCTTTTCTTTGAAGACCTTTTTTAAATTTTTAATTTGTTTGTATCCTGCCTTTCTGCCCTTTTCTGAGGTTTTATATCCCATTATTTTGGCGACGACCTCTTCTTCTTTATGCTGTACGAACAAGAGATCGTATACAATATATTGCTTTTGAGATAGCTCTTTTTTCATAAAAACATTGAGCTTTTCCTGGGCGCTCATCAGATCAAAAGATTGGTCTGGCATTGCTCCTACCTCGTGAGAATGATACTCCAAAGTAAGCGCCATTTTTATATCGTAAGCAGATTTTTTAGTTCTCTCCCATTTTGCATAAAGAGGACAAGTCGAATCCTGTAGACCACTTTTCGTAAAACCGCATAAAGAATTTGAAGAACCGTCTTTTACTGCACACTGATTAAAAGGGCAATTCAAACATGGCCTAACAAAATTACTATAGTTGTTACGAAGAATGTTCTTCATTTGATTGGTAATTATTTTATTTACCCAAGGCTTTAGAGATCTTTTTTGATCCCACTGATCCCATTTTTTATAAATATGGGCTTTTATAATTTGCTCAACATCTTCAAAGTCAAACCACGCAAGAGAATCTAAAAACCACTTGCCTCTTCTCTTTTTTATTTCAACATCTATTTCGTCGGCCTTATCTTCATAAGAGAGTTTATGTTTTTCTTGGCCTGCCACGTTTTCTGGATTTTGATTTGGTTGCTTTTTTCCTAGTTGTTTTTTCTTGCTCTGGTTCGGGAAGAACATCTTTTAGATCAAAACTAATTTTTTCATGCTCAATTTCATAAGCCAAAGATTGAATATTTGGCACAGAATATACATCCGTTCCTTCGGTACTCAAATCTTCGTTTTCTAATTCAACGCTTTTCTTAGGCCTCGTGGGTCTAGTTTTTGTAGCCACAGAAGAAGCGCTGCTCATTTGCTCTCCGCATCCTCCGCAAAAATTTGGAGGCTTTATAGAGTATAAATTTTTAAATCCACATTTTGGACAGTAACTGAATGCCATAATATATTATAAAGAGTTAATTAATTATATCAAATAACCACTTATAATTCTGGCTTGTCTTCGCATAAACTTTTCTAAATCAGGTTCATCCCGACATATAGGAAAAGATTTTATCTTGGAAGTATATTCTATTCCAAGTATACCTATAACTTTTCCATTTAATGTTTTTATTGGTACATTATAAATTGATTCTACGCCTTTGGTTTTTAGCATTTCTTTGAACGCTTGGTCTTGTATTTTATTTATGTCAAGGTATTTAAATTTTTCTTGTTTTATTAATTTATGAATATATTGATTATAGTTGGATATCCTATGATTTTGTGAATTTAGCGCTTCTGCGCTAACTCCCGCCTTCACAAATTCATAAGTGCAACTAAATTTTTGCTGACCTCTACCAGAGAAAAAATGCTCTCCATTATGGAATTCAAAAACATAAGACCTAGAGCATTCAGTCTGAGATTGTAGATAACCAAGGGCCTCGTATATATTGACCCCAGAAGCTGTTGCGCTTTCTACTGAGTTCTTTTTTTTATAATCAAAATGACTTTTGGCCCACATGGTTAGCATTCCTCCCATAGCTGATATAAGAGACGCGATGATGATAGCAATATTGTCGCTCATTATCACCTGTTTACACGCTTGGCAAGAAAACAAAATAAAATTATTAAAAATAGTATAGCTGCAAACGCTATGGATGGCCCAAATCCGTCAATCACAGAACTTGCACTAGAGGCTATCTCGAATTCCTCTGGAGATATACTCTTATCTTTGTCTAGATCTATCTTGTTAAATTTTTTGGGACCATTGGAATTTATCTTTGAAGTTTTACTAACGCAAGAAAAAAACGAGAAAGAAAATAAAAATAAAAATATTTTATAAAAAATCATTTTTCTAATTCGTATTTCTTGTTCCAGTCTACATTTCCGTTTTCATCAATGTACGGAGGATCAGGAATTTCTTCTTCATTTATCGCCCCAGATATACCTATAGCTATCGCTGCTATCAAAAATACCCCGAGAATTATCCAGGCTACATTATTTTTCTTCTTTGGTCTCGACTTAGGCTTTTCTTTTTCCGGCGGAGGATCTTTTGGAGCTGGTGTGGGCGGCTCTGGCTTGGGCTCTGGCTTGGGCTCTGGCTTGGGCTCTGGCTTGGGCTCTGGCTTAGGAGCTGGTTCTTCTCCTTTGATTAATTTTTCGACATCAATTATACCGTAGCCCCAGGACTCGTCTCTCCCTAGCCTACCTTTATCCATAGTATACTTCAATAAATGCTCTCTGATCTGCTCGACAGTTTTACAGTCATTTTTACCTGTCTCCTTTTCTTGCTTCCTGTGTTTTGCGAGCATCAGGCACACAACTCCAGTTATGAACGGACAGGCCATACTTGTGCCACTAAGCGATCTGTACATACCGTTTAAAAAAGTGCTATAAATCTGAACCCCCGGAGCAGCCCATTCGACTTTTTCCCCTCTAGATGAAAAACTAGCAATATTCCCGTGCTTGTCATGTGCTGCAACAGCAATTGTGTCATCAAATGCAGCGGGCCAATTAACACCTCCTTCTCCTGTATTTCCTGCTGCGCAGATAACAGGTATATTCATTGAATATAGTTTTTTAATTCTGGCTTCCATCTGAGCAGATGGAGCTCCCCCTCCAAGACTCATGCTAACAACGTCTGGCTTTACCTCAATCGCATAATCCAGAGCTTCAACTAATCCAGCGTAAGTTCCTCCGCCATTTTTGGCGAGAGCCTTTACAGATATACATTTGGCTTTCGGAGCAACGCCCACCATTCCAGTTTCATTATCTTTTGCACATATAATTCCCGCACAGTGAGTATGATGGCCATTTTCATCTTCAAGAGGTTCGTTTGGAATGCAATTTTTTCCCTCTATAACATTATCTCCTAGATCTGGATGAACAGGATGACCAGTATCGATAACCATTGCGGTAATTCCTTCGCCTCTAGTTATAGACCATGTGGTTGGAACATTCATTTGTCTTAAGCCCCAATCTATTCTCTGGCTTAACGAAGACAGCTCTTCGTTAACTTCGTAATCTGGTAATTTTATTTCTTCGTCCTTCATTATCTTTTCTTACTTGGTATAGCATAAAATCCTACAACCATAAAACATAAATCCATAAATGAAGCCAGCATAAGACCTCCAGTCATATGCACCATTTCCCATTCTTTTCCCCCAAAAATCCAAGAGAAGAATCCAAGCTTAGACCCCTCTCCTTTTGGAACAATCAAATTGTAGGTTATATCTGGATTCATTGCGTAATAAATCATCAAGAAACACATAGTAAAAGTAATTGACATAAACAATACTCTTCGCGTTATTTTAACAAATGGATCGCTGGAATTACTTTTTTGACTCGCAATCAATGCGTCAAGCATTTTTTCGTCTCTTGCTGCCAGTGCCAATTGATCTTGTCTTTTTTGCTCTAGCCAGCTATTTATCAAATTGCAGGCAAGTTTTATTCCCGCTCCCATTATCGTATTTAATATAGGACCCATGCCAATATATACACATAAAGTGAATTTTTCGCATTAAAGTGTATAATATATTAATGTCTAATAAATCAATACTACAGTTGCTTAGCGCTAACCTCAATTCGTATCAATCTACAAATTGGCTAAAAACGGAAAACGAGCGCCTTAACGGATCAACTCCAGCGGAGATGATGCTTGAAAATAAGGTAGAAAAAGTTATTAAAATACTTCCAGAGGAAATCGCTAGAATAAAAAATAAACCTAAAAAAAATTAGAAATCATCAACCTTGAGAAAAGTATTCCCAAGTTGATGTATCGTAATTATAGAAGTAGGGGTAGACCTCAGGTGAGGTCCATTTCCATGAGCCCCAAAAATGACACCAAAGTCCTTCTGCCCTAGATACATAAATCCATGTATCGAAATTTAAATGGTAAAT